GGATGAGGCAATTAAAGATGTGGCAACAGTTTGTGGTGTCAGGTACAAAGATGTTATATCTGCGATAAACATGACACAAGCATTCGCAGGTGGTAAAAAGAAGGGTATATGATTAGATTTGAATATCGAACCTATTGTAACGTAAGATAATAAAGTGGAGGAATAGTTATGGATAATAAAGTTAAAGAAGCATTGGGTTGCGCAAGCTACCTTACATATCACTGGAGACAGTACTCCTTTGAGCAGCTTGAAAAAGAAATGGTAAGAGTGTGTGGATTGTGCCACAAAGCATTGGGCATTCCACAAGATGATAGCGTTACAGACTTCGAGCGAGGTCAGTGGTCAGTTATCCAAAATGTGATTGGCTACATCAAAGATTATAGCTCAGCAGCACAACTTTGCCGAGAAGCTGGTATCGGTTATAAGAAGATAAAGGCTCTTCAGAAGGATTGTGGTTATTCCTACAAGGAAGAAGTTAATGACTTCCTAAAGGAAAGTCGTAATGGTGGAACTTATTTGAAATTGGAGGAATAGTTATGGCATGGGTAGCAGTTGATAAAATCGGTGAGGAATTAATCTCACGATCAGAACCATTTAGAGTTAGAGACTATTGGATTGGTTACTCTATATTTCATCTTCCAAAGGGAAGTATTAAGAAACTCATCGGAAGAGATTTGTCTTATGACGATGAGCCAGTAGAACTTAAATAAGAATAGCTTATGTATAGACCAATTACAATGTATCAGATTGTTTGCGATAGATGCGGAGAAGTATTTGGAGGTACAGATACTTGCTCTGCACTATTCTACGACAAGAGTACTGATATTGAAGACTTCTCAAATTGGAAAATGATTGATGGTAAACACTATTGTCCCGTGTGTTATGGGGTGAGGTCATTGATGGAGTGTATAACGTTAAAGCAAAATAGATATGAAGATAGAAAATATCAAATTTAGGGCTAAACGTCTTGACAACGGAGAATGGATAGAGGGGGAAATTTCTCATTTCGAAAATACTATATGGATAGTACCCATTGATCATAAACCATTCTATTCGGGATGTGCAGAAGTCGATCCAGGTACTATCTGTATGTTCACAGGACTGAAAGATTGTAAGGGCAATGAATTGTACGAACATGATGTTATCAAGAATTATCCTTTTCTTCCATCAGAAATTGTATGGTCGGAAGAGTTAAGTGGGTATTACCTCACACATGCTAATGGAAAGATTTATGAAAAACCGTTAGGTTATTATCTTTCATTAGGTAAATTCATAGTTATTGGCAATAAATTCGATAAGGAGAAGTAGGATAAAACTATGGTAGATGTAAGTAATCAGCATTGGAACGAAGATGGGAGCATTACTATTATATTGAATAGTATTGAAGAAGTCGAAGAGTTCGTTGAGTGTATGAATATATGGAATAATAGAATGTATGAAGAATAAGATTTTAAACTTAATCAAGTCAGCCGTTTGGTTTGTCTTGTGTTTGTTTGTAGGAGCATTGATTTTTGAGGGCATTCGCTCTTTGGCTAATAGCAATGAACCTGCAAAGAAGATTGGTATGTCAGTATTCACTGAGGAAGGACACGATTATCTGGTTGTGGACACGAAACATGGTGTTTGCGTTGTTCACGCAGAAAGTTGCCCTTGTCGTAAAAAGAAGTAGCGTATGGAAAATAATATGTTTGAAGATATTGTTGCTGAAGGCAATATAGTTGTGATAAATAATAATTGGATTGTGTTATGTAAACGTTGGAAACCATGGTGTCACAATCTCTTCTGCTATCTTTATCTTCACAAGGAAAATAAGAATTTAATGGTAGGCTCTCATTTTACAATGACCGAGGATAAAAAGAAATCTACTCGGTTGGCTACCAACGAGGAACGTCTTATGCTTTTTGAGGAAATGTTTAAGTATGGAATTGCTTTCGATAAGCACGTCCATCATTTGGTTGGAAAGTTGGTTGGTGTATGAAGATTAGGTTGGCAAAGAAGATAATGAAGCAAGCTCGTCATCTAAGTACGGCAAGTGATTATTGGTACAGAAGATTAAGAGATTTTGAGTACAAAATATGCTATGGTTTTGTTGGTAAAAAAGACCATAGAATCACCAAGGCGATAAGTTTAACAAGTAAAAAGAAATGAGATATGAATGAGTTTACAAAGGTCTTTGCAAAGACAATAGAAGATGAAGCTATCAAGCAGATAGAAGTTCTATCCAATAGCGATGCTTACTCTGGTTGTGAAATAAGAATAATGCCAGATTGTCACGCAGGTAAAGGCTGTACTATTGGCACGGTGATAGAGCTGGACAAAAGAGTAGTTCCTAACACCGTAGGAGTAGATATAGGTTGCGGAATGAAAGTCGTTAGACTTGGTAAAGTTAATATTGACTTGCAGAAATTTGATGAAGCAGTCAATAAGTTGATTCCGTCTGGTTTTAATGTCAACGAGGGAGAAGTATCAGCCTACATAAACGGATTGGTTGATGGTTGTATGTTTGGCAAATTCCGTGCTTGGGATTGTCTTGACAGTATGGAAATAGTATATCGTTCTGTTGGAAGTCTTGGCGGTGGCAATCACTTTATTGAGTTAGATGCAAATGAAGAAGGAGAGAAGTTTCTTGTGATACATACAGGAAGTAGAAACCTTGGTGTTAGGGTATGCAACTATTACCAAAACCTTGCTTACCAGTATTGCCACAAGAAGGCTGCCGATAAGTCGGAGGTTATTGCCAAGCTAAAAAGCGAAGGCAGAGAAAATGAGATACAGAGTGTTATTAAATCATTAGGTACTAAAAATATAAGCAAGGAACTTTCTTACTTGGAAGGTGATTTGCTCAATGACTACCTCAATGATATGCGCATAGTTCAAAAATATGCTGAACAAAACAGAATGATTATCGCCAACAGACTTGTAAATGCTTTAGGTGTAGATATTGATGCTAATTCAGATAAGTATTCTTTTACAACCATTCATAACTATATAGATACAGACAAGGGTATATTGCGAAAGGGAGCTATCAGTGCAAAAAAGGATGAGGTAGTCATTATCCCAATGAATATGCGTGATGGTTCTCTTATCTGCAAGGGAAAAGGTAACAAAGATTGGCTATGCTCTGCCCCTCATGGCGCAGGTAGATTAATGTCTCGTACACAGGCAAAGAAAGAGTTATCTATGGATTCTTACAAGAATGAAATGAATGGTATTTATTCCACATCAGTTTGTGAAGAAACCATTGATGAAGCACCTATGGCATACAAGCCAACCGAAGAGATTGTTGAGTTAATCAAACCTACGGTTGATGTCATTGATGTTATTAAACCAATTTACAACTTTAAAGCAAAATTATAATGAGCAAGGAAACATTTGACTTCTCGGAGGCTCTGAGAAGAATGAAGGAGGGAAAGAAAGTGAGAAGAAACGGCTGTTATTTTAGTTTGTCTATAAACAAGTATAAAGAAATATCCATCTTGTACCAACAAAGTTCCATAGAATCATTCACCCATGTTGTACCACATTATTGGCATTTCTTCTCCTTGGATGATATTCTTGCAACAGACTGGGAGGAGGTGGAAGAATGAGTGAAGATGATATAGTACGCAAAATTATGCAAGTCATATACGACTTTAACGACACGGACGAGTTCTGTCAGTGCCCACGTCTCTCTTAGCAACGTGAAGCAAAGATGATAGAGTATTTAGATAGAGTTTATGCCCTCAGACCTGTATATACAGGGAATGGTTACATATTTTTAAGAAAAAAAAGATGAAGAATGAAAAAGAAGTATAGTTTCGCAAACGCCAAGCCTGTTCCTTTCGGAAAGATAGACTATTGGTTTCGTGTTGGTCAGTGTGGATGCCATAAGACGGACTACAAGCCGAACCTAATGGACAAGCGAAAGTTTATGGCTGAGTTAAGAAGAGACAGTAACATAATGATTAAAACATTCTGAGTATGGAAAAGAAAGTATTGACCCTATCCGTCAGCAAGCAGTGGTTCGATATGATTGTGGCAGGCGAAAAGACCGAGGAGTATCGGGAGATAAAGCCGTATTGGGCATCCCGACTTGTAAACCAGCAAGTCGAAGGCGGCGAAGTGCTTTTTGATGAGTACGGCGGTTATTGTTGTGTGACAGGTGAGCCGGAATACAAGCCATACACCCACGTCCTCTTCATTAACGGCTACCGCAAGGATAGTCCACGAATTGAGAAGGAGATTGAGAGTATCACCATCGGGAAGCCTAAAAAAGGTCTATGTCCCGATAAGTGGCTTGGTACTGAGTTTTTTATTATTAAGTTTAAGTGATATGAAAGTAAAGAATTTACCAAAGAAGATTTACCTCAATATCTGTAGCAATGAAGATGAGGTAGATTACAATGAGCTGAACGGGGTAACGTTCAGTACAGAAAAGATTGGTGTTACCGATTGTGATACGGAAAACGTTCCTTACGTGAATGCTGCATCATTATGGCACGACCTAAAGGAAGAGAAGCCACCATTAAAAAAGTGGGTAATGTTCCGATATAGTGGAGGTGGCGTAAATCCTACAGCTCTTCATTATGGAGCAATGAGTGACGATATATGGGTTGTCACAAGAGGAGACGGAACACAGCGTATCGAAGTTCTGTATGAGTGCTACGATAAGATTGAGTGGCTTGACTTTGATGAACTAAAATAGCGATAGCGTATGACAAACGAGGAATTTTTCAATGCTCATCTAGGTGAGCGAGTTCTTTATAAAGGTAAGGACATTGGGGCATACGTAGCAGGGTATATTGAAGATAAGTATATCATCTTAGGATTTAATGATTATACAGGCTGCATTCTGTACTTCACATCTAAGGTGTATAAAACGCTTGGTGAAACATATAACTCATACCGATTCGCAAAGTTGAAGTATTTGGAAATTGTAAAACATTAACAATATGGGAGAATATAAATATACAAATAAAGAGGAAAGACCCATTCCAAAATATAGGAATGGTGATATTGCTTGGTATATTGATGAATGGTTTGAAGCCCCACAACGCTGTATAGTAAAGGGATGCTGCAACGTATCTTGGTTCGAGGGAAATGAGCTTAACCCTTCTGGCTGGTGGATAGATTACAAATATAAGCCCGACTATTGTGAACGAACTAAACAGCATACAATTAGAGAGGAATCACTTTTTGATACCGAGCAAGAAGCTTTAATTGCATTGTTCGAGCAGTTTAAAGAAAAAGTAAAACGTAAAGTAGAATTCTTTAATAAAGAGTCAAAAAAGCTTGGTATTAAACAAGAGTTGCGATTGCTTTAAAAAGGGTAGGGGAAGTTATTCTTCCCCTATCTCTTTTAAACCCAAATCTATTAATAGCTTATCCAATATCTCATTCACGTCATTACGGAAACTTCGGTAAGTAACATAATAGAAACTGATGTTTTTGTAATCATGGCTTACATTAGAACATGTACACCCCAAAACCTTAGCGATTTTTTCTCTTAACCCTCTTCTCATTTTAGAACCGCCAAGGGCACTAGGAGAATAAAGATAAAGAATAACAAAGATAAATTGCTTGCGTACCATTGTGGAATTTCGTCCGGCATGATAGCTCATAAACTTATCGTAAATATTGCCTACTTGCGATAAATCTTGCATCAATGGAATGGAAAGACTTATTTCTTCCTTGGATAAGATGGCCTTAGTTTCTCTAATCCATTTTATGCGTTCCATGATTTTCTTTAGATTCGTTTCAATGTCTGGTTCTTTCATTCTTTTCTATTTTTAATCCAACATTTCATAGACGAAGTTAACCTCGTCTGCATCTATTTGTTTCCTAAACTTTTCTATGTTAGAAACTATCAACGAGCAGTGCTCAAACGAACTCTGCCCATTGATAACTTTTTCTATTCTTGTTATTCGGTATCTCATTTTATTTCGATAAGTGTTAAAATACAATACCCCAATAAATCTTTATAGCTGTCTAGGACAGGCTCTTCTTTAGCATCCTCGTTCAAAGTCAGCAAAGAGCAAATACGATTAATCTTCTCTTGCAAATGACCGAAGGCATACGGATAACCATCTTTAGCAAAACATTCCGAAAATGCGTTTCCATACCGCTTATTTTTGGTTTTGAACAATTCGATTTGCGATTCGATGATGTCGTTATAATCTGAAACAATATACCAAGAGAGCGTAAGCAAGGCTTCCATCGCCATTACGCTGATATGGCTTCGTAAGGTTTCTTTGTCTTTAGAAGATGCTCGTATCTCATACATAAGACGAAGGAAATTGGCTGCGCTTGAAAATAATCCGAGCTTTCCGAAGTCCTCCCTTAGAGATGATACGAAAGCAGCATTATCCTTGCATTCAATCATGTCTGCCAAATGTCTAATCTCAAAGATATACTTGTTAGCATATTCGCAACATTCATTATTATTTTGTTCCACCATGTCCGTATCCTCCTCCACGATTATTTTCCATATTCAACTCTCCAAGTATGCAATCTGGATTTTCTACCTTGCGGAATGCACCCTGGCAAACACGAGTACCTTTCTTGACTACGAAAACATAATATTCGTAATCTGAATCTAGTTTGAATTTGCTATCCTTTGTCGGCATATAACGGTCGGAATTAACTCTATAAAGCGCACCAATATCGTTTCTATAGTCTTCATCGACCAGACCTAGACAAATATCAATGTCCGCTCTAACATTAGTCATGTAACCAACTTGTGTTTCGTTCTTGCCAATAAAGGCCACATCAACTTCCATACCTTTGTCAGTAAAGCCAGAACGTGAACGAATATCCAAGCCAACGCCTTTAGGAAGTTCAATTCCTAAATGTAGGTTGATATGACCTCTACCCATTTTCACCCAAGGCATATTCAACACTACATCTTGTGGACAGTAAAAATCAACTGCCGCTGCATTACCTTCCTTATAAGGAACACTACCACCTCGCAAGTCAAGTACATAAGCCTTGCCTTGTGCAACTAACTTTTTTATTAACTCCTTATCCATTGTATATAAAGCCTAAATCATTTAAAGTTCTACAATTCTTAACCAGTCCTTTTGCCCATAAATTGCGCAACTCAGGTAACGGGTCTTTTCCGTACCTATTCTTTATGGTTGCTAAGGTCAAGATTTCCGGTTTAATATGTTTATCTCTTTTCTGTTGCCTCAGCTCCTTCAGAATATTCTCTAAGTCCTCCATTGACGAAATTCTCCATTGTTATATTGTCAACCCCGAATTTATCAGCCAGATCATCGTTCCCAATAATCAGCCAATTAGATTTGTCTTTGAGAAACTCTATACTCTCGGTGCTTTTTGCAGCATCAACAAAAGTATCATCAATATTATCAGTAGAGCAATATGGAACTACCGCATAAACTGTATACATAGCAATTTCGTATGAAATAACCGATACCATTTTCTTGAATGTTATATCGCTTGAATACATTACTTGGTTCTTGTCATATCCTAAGATGTTGACACGGACTATATTATTATCTGCTTGCAACGCTCTAAAGAAATCGTGCTTTAGCTGAAAATCCGTAATATCTACAGGATGCTCGTTACCCGATGGAATACTTATAATATCCAACAGGCTTACAAAAATAACTTTTTTATTCATTGTCTTCATCTGTTAATAATTTATCTATTGTTTTTTCTAATTCGTCTAATCTTAGAGTATAATCCTCTTCGTAAACGCATGTCAATGTAGAAATAAAGAACTTATCATTATCTGTTCTCAATTCAATCTCCATGTATTCCTCGTAATAGCTATCATATTTAATTGCTATCGAAAAGGAGTTCATGTAATCTGGGTTGAACCTCCTCTGCAAAGCTTGCGCTCTCGTAAACGCATCATTGAATTCGTTTGTCATGGTTCAATATTTTGTGTAAGCATTTCTCTGTTCTTTGCCATTGCATCATGGAAGCCTATATCGTATCTGTCGGTCTGCTCCAGCTCATAGTTCCGCTTTATAAGTTCACTTGTCTGATACGAACTCTTTGCTAGTTGAATTTTAAAATAGATAAACTCAACAAACATAACCATAAAGCAGATAGCAAAGCCTATTATTACTGCTGCCTTTGTATTCTCCTTACAGAACCTTACAATACACTTAGCAAGCCAGCATGTTGTACTAACTATGCCTACAAGTACAAGGTAAGGAATTCGTAAAAGAACCTTGCATAACATACCCATAGTACTCTTCGTATAAGATGCGAAATCCGTACTTGTAAAAACTAACTTTAACTTTTTCATATTTTAGCCTATTTAATGTTTATCAAAAGTCTTTTGTTAACGAACCACAACAAATCAATACCATTCATCATGCAATATCCGCAAAGCATGCCAATCAAGATTATTATCTTCTTGAACACTCGGTAATGTGTCATTTCAATCTTCAGCATAGACATCATCAAGTCTTCAAAGGAACGGTCTCTCATTGAATCTGGGTCTAGCCTCAACGATTTGACATTCATCTTGTACTTATTGGCCATTGAGAATAATATAATAGCAAACTCTGCTAATTTGTCCTCTAGAGTTCCGGCAACGAGTTTAGAATATATTTCTATCGTACCACGTCCATTAACATTTTCATATTCCCAACGTTTGGCGTTGAAACGACCTTCGTATTTGCGCATTTCTACAATAGCGTCAATTACGTTGAATGTTTCTGCTCTTTGGGTCTGGCTAGCAACATCAAAGTTGCAAGCCTCTATAATCTGTTCTATTTCTGCTATCTCCATTTTATACTATTGAATCTAAGTCAAAATCATTAGAAGGAATGAAAGCCACATGGTCTTTCTCCCTTGTCATCGTTTTCTCTCCTGTTCGCACGCAATTAATTTGCTTGGGATTTTTATGTCGTACTACAAATGTTCCAAAGCTGCGTATCATAACACGGTCTCTGTTTCGCAACGATTGCTTTGTGAGGTCTATGAAATAATTCACAATGGCTTGAACATCATCCTTGCGGAACTTTTTGCCATTTACATCTCTAAGGTTCTTAATGATTGCCTTGACAATTTCTTCTTTCTTCATATTCTCTAAGTTTTTTATTCCCTAAATTTCTAATCAAGTCGTATGGGTCTATACCATATTTCTTAACGAAACATTCTCTTAGCTTGCATATAGCCTTAAAATCGGCATTTGTTGTATTCTTGACTATCATATAAGCTGAGTCTAATCTAGCATCAGCTTTAGGAGCTTTAACCCGAAAAATCTTGTTGCCTTTCTCGTCTTCGATAAGTTCTATATTAACTTCCTCGCCCTTAGCTTTTTTTCTTGCCGCCCATTCTTCATAAGTGATGGCATTTTGCTTGATAGCCTCATCTTCTTTAGCCTCTTTCTCTTTCTGTATATTTGCCTCTACTGCTTTTATGGCATCTATACGATGGGAACAGAAAGTATTCAAGCTCTTTGTTATAACTTGCGGATTTGGCTTCTTGTAGAATTTCTCAAACTTTCCGGCAATAAACATCTTGAAGAAAGTAATCAGCTCGTTCAGATTAAGGAAATAATACTCATCCTTTATAGCATTTGCAGTCATTATCTTGATATTGTCCGTAGCCTCATTATTTACAAAGCCACAAATACCATAGACATCAGAAACCCATGCTACAAGCCATGTTATTGCACTTCCTTCTCCATAACACAAGTCAAGATAGGTAAGTGTTGGTGCGTTGCTTTTAAAAGCTTTCCCGATTGGCATCTTACTACCTACTTGGCTTGATGGAGAGAAAGACATTAGAACGTTATCGAATGTTCCGTACTCATTGAATATTCGTTGCTTTTCTCTGTTGATTGAGACGCTGCACGAGGTCGGCTGATTCTTGGTAATAGCCTTGCTCTGCGTCTTTATTAGTCCCTTGCTTTCTTTCATCATAATTTCCTTCCAATACTTTAACAAAATTATTTGGTCTCATAATCCAATCAAAACTCGCCATCCATCCATTACTACCATTAAGGAATGAAGATGCTGCCGCCTTGTCAATCATCAACTTCATCTGCTCACTCCCATATTCTTTAAGCCGTGAATTAATCATTGACTTTCTCTTCGATGTCAGGGCATGAACTAGAGGCATTCCTCTTCCAGCGATAACCTTATTGAAATATTCGCAAACCTTTTTTGCTTTATCATCCACTTGTTGTACACTAGGGACGTTATTCAATGCTATTCGTTCAGGTTCATTCTTGTGTGGTTTAGATTCTTCACCTTCAGCAAATTCTATGTTGTCTTCATGTTTCCAAATAAAGACTTTTCCGTTTCCGATAGATACCATTTGTTTCTGAAATAACCCATCAATAGCTTTTTTTGTCTTTGCCACCGACATACCTATCTTATCCGATAATTCCTTGTTGCTCCCATACACATATCCGTCTTTATCAGCATTAAATGACAGACGGACGAAAGCGACCAATTCATCTGCATCCAAGCTACACGCTTTTTCGTCTAATTTTACTATCATATCTTAAAAGAATGTATTTGTTAATTGTTTATTTCCACTCATTATTACCCACTTTCCTTTGCCGTTTAGGTCTAGCAATTTCAAGTCTTCAACTTTCCCGAACCTCTCATAAGTACCGCAGAGGTCAACAAACCAAGGTTGTTTCCCTTTTGATAGTCTAAGAAGTCTTCCTACGACTTGATAGTATTGCGCTAATGAACGTGTTGGCTTTGCATACACGACCGTATCTAACTCCGGATAGTCAAAACCTACGACCAATATTTGACTATTTACCAATACCTTAGTCTGACCATTACGGAAACGCTCGATGATTGCTTCACGTTCTTTCGGTGGTGTCTCGCCACAGACCATTTCGCAGTTAGGTATGGAATATGTCAGTTTCTGAGCCTCCTTAACGAACTTCGTAAAAACCAAGATGCCTTTACGCTGTCCACCTCGTTTAGGATTAAGCAATCTTTTAACAACACTAACTAGCCATCCGTACAAATCTACACGTTCATATTCTTGCTTGACACTTTGGTCAGTGTAATCACGGCAAGTTGAATTGAGCTGCAAGTTTCCTTCGTTCCATTGTGGTGGTGGGCATGTGTAATAGTTCGGAAGACAGATATATCCGTTTTTTGCCATATCCTCAACTTGAACATAGTAGATAAGCTCCTTGAAAATCTTGTCTCTACTTCTTGTCAGAAACTTCAGTATGCTACCATAGTTCTGATAGGAATACAGACGGAAAGGTGTTGCGGTTAAACCTATGACCTTGCTCTTTAATTTATCAAGAAACTCCTTATACATGCCGGATTCAGGTTTCACTAAATGAACCTCATCAATCAATATGTACTTGAAGTCAGTAAACAATTCGGGATGTCCTTTCACGCTACCAATTGTAGCAAAAGTAACATCGCTGATTTCTTTTGATTTAAAGCTAGCGGAATAGATGCTGGCATTATCAAATCCATAAGAACAATACTTCTTGTAGTTTTGTTCCAAAATTTCCTTAGTAGGAGAAAACACAAGCACTTTATCTTTGAGCCTAGCAGCTATATCTGCCAAAATCAATGATTTGCCCGATGCAGTAGGGAGCACTTCCAGAGCGTTCCAGTTTTTCTTCTTATCCAAGAAAAACTCAACCGCCTTCTTGCTTGCCTCTTCTTGATATGGTCTTAATTTAAACTTCATTTCACAAATAATATGAAATCACTTTTGTTACTATATAGGAATGCACAAGTCTTATGCATAACAAAAGCCAATAGAAAAATGACCTTACAGTTTTTATGGTGTGTCTCACCAAGACGATTGCAAAGGTACGAAGAATAATTTAATAATGCAAATAAATTAGTGTCTATTGTTGAAGCTGTAACATTATTTAAACCTTATTGATTATCTTTTTCTTCATTCATTTTCAGAATTAGAGCCGCATAGTATTTATAGAGTTCCTGTAATTCAAACACCGACCAATTCTTTGCTTGATGCTTCATTACTTCCAGTAAATCGACTTGTTGTTCTCCGAGCCGCTTTACTTCTTCCATATCTAAAGGAACGTGAGGATGCTTTTGCAAATAAGCCAATCTTCCAAGCTTCATTACTAAATTCTTTCTATAACCGATAAGATGGTCAGAAGAGAATCTGTTGCATCGTTTGCATTCCGCATTCTGATTACGTGTATCAAAGCGCAAACTCATATGAGTTCGTCCGCAATAATGCCCATTGTCGGCTTGGTCGATTGGCAATATTCGTCCACAACTGATACATCTGAAGTACTTATAGTGAAACTCTCTAGAGTCTCTCATGCGGATATAAACCGACATAAGCCTATCTAGCTTGTCAACCCACTTTTGCTTCTCGCTCCTTTGGTGTTTAGGCTTCTTTCCTCCTTTGTTAAATCTATCATAATATCCCATAACTTTATTCTTTGTTAAATCTAGAATCGTATTTCCATCTAAAATCACCACAATAGTAGCCTTTTACGCAAGCCCTCGTAATGTTCCTACGGATAAGTCCTAGTTTCCTTGCAGCATCAGCTGCCGATTTATACCAATGAACCTGCTCTCCATATTCGTCAATAGCTATTACTGGTCTTGAATTCCATCCGGCTAATTTCGGATTTCCTTTTCCTTGGTATGTTTCCAAATTTTTGCGCATAGCATCTTGCTTCTCCTTCGGTATACCCATTTCATTCCAAGATATGCCTTTATTCCAAGGCTTGTGCCCTTTAGGAAAATACCCATGATGTTTTACATTAGGTGGAATATATAATTCGTAATTTCCTTTGCTCTGAATATTTTCTAAAATATAATCTCTTTCCATAGTTGCTGCTGTGGGGGTCGATTGACATACTCACTCGCTACTTGCAAGGAATTGTTGGGTGACTAACGTGGCTGCGCCCTTGCGAGTGCTTGGGTGACTTGCTACCACTCCCCAATTCGGCAATGCCCTGCCGAAGTATATTCTCAGCTGCAAAGAGGTCTCTAGGATGAACAGCACCACAACTAGGACAAGTCCAAATCCTATCACCCAATGACAGCCTATCATTCTTATAACCACAGGTGCAAAGGCGGCTCGATGGAAAGAAGCGGTCTATCTTATGAACCTGAACGCCATACTTCTTCGCAACGTGCTCCAACTTCACAACGAAATCACCATGAGCCAAGTCAGACATCTTTCGTCCCCAACGCTTTGTCATTCCCTCCAAGTTCAAATCCTCCAAGCAAATCAAGTCATAACGCTTGCACAACTCATGCGCCAGCTTCCACTGGAAATCGGAACGTTTGTTCACAATATCCCAATACAATCGCTCCAATTCTATCTTCTTGCGCTTGCGGTTATTGCTGCCCTTCTTGCACTTCGAAAGGTTGCGAGACCTGCGCCTAAGCTCCTGCAAGTCAGCTTTAAGGAACTGAGGGTTGTCAATCTCACGACCATCGCTCAAAGTCATGTACTTCTTCAATCCAAAGTCGATGCCCACGGATGCACCATCGTGTGACTTTCCGTAAGGCTCGGCTTCTTTATTTAAGCAAAGGACAATGAAATATTCGCCCAGCTTGTTGCGCTTGACCGATACCCTCTTGACCTTGCCATCGTAAGGACGGCTTAAAGAGAACTTGAAAGATTTCTTTATCTTGTTTATCGTCAACACGTTTCCACTGAAGGAATAGCCATTATCCATAAAGACGAACGAACTAAATTCAACCATCTTTTTGAACTTAGGTGGACGCTTTGCATCATGTTTAAAGAAACGCTTGTAAGTTACATCTAATCTATCCAAGATTTCCCTCACGGTATGACTATTAAGCAAAGCTGGCTTATACCGCTTAGAGAAATGCTTAAACATCGTAAATTTTGGAATGTACTTGCGGTACAGCTTATAGTACCTCTTCTGCAAGGCTAGCGCATGATTCCAAACATAGCAAGCCTCTCGGAGCATCTTATCCAAATGCTTCGTCTTCTTTGTCCTATATAGCTTGTACTTGTATGAAATCATATCCCTTAATTTTAAACACTTTAAGCAATTCTGCTCTTATTTTTTTCTATTTATCTTTATGCAGGAATACATCCATGATTGATGTTTCCTTAAGGCTTGTAATATTGTAATCAATCATAGTCTTACCCATAATCTCATCTACATTCTTACGAGCCTTCTCAATGGTATCACCCTGCACAAGATAACGAACCTTGGTCTTCCTCTCCTTGCCAAATTTTTCGTCAATAGTAATCATGTTAATACTGCAATCGTAGTATTTATCCTCACTATCTACCTCTGAAAGGAACAACTCAGAGAAACCTGCTTTCTTCATAGTGACAATCTCCATATCACCATTTGTGTATACCGCCATTTCTTCTGTAGTCTTAGCCTCGCATTCTGACCATGACAAGGCATCTACAACATATTGCTCTGTAGTTTTAGCGTTCGTTCCGTCTTCTAGAGTTTTCTCATAACGAACACCTACGATAAAATACTTTCCTGTTAATGATTTCATATTCTTTATTTTTATGTTAGAGAATGTGGTATCGGTGAGGCTTGAACTCACGACCTAGTGTTTAGGAAACATTTGCTCTATCCAACTGAGCTACGACACCAAGCATCCTATAAAAACTCTTTATTTAATTCTGCTTGCCTCTCCACCTGCGTCTGCCATACCATATAAGCATGGTCTTGTGGAGTAGGTATGTATAATCCTCTTTCCATCGAGCAATGATGAAGCCATCGGTCTATACATAAAGACATTTCTTCTTTGTCAAGGTCTGGTATGTGCCTCCAATATTGGAAGGTCTTGCCTTGTTTATTCTCACGCTCCCTAAGAAAAACATCCTTATTTACACGTTTGAACTCTTGTTCGATATAGTCCTTAGTATATCCTTCTTCAATAGCTACGTAAGTGATTGTTACCCACAGATAAGCATTCTGCTGGATTGTCCTAGATTGTTGTCTTTCTTTAAGGTCAACAACAAAGAACTTCTCATTATAATAATCACCTTGTAGTTTCTTGGCTTTGGTTATCATAGCCCTGGTTCGTTCCTCGAACTTTTCAAGCTCGACCGGATTCAACATATTATATACCATCTTTCTTTAATGAAAGGTGGAGAAAATTAATTCTCCACCATAATAAGTTTAAAATGGCGCATCAGATGTGTTAGTGCCACTCGGCTGTGCTGGTGGAATTGGTGCTGAACCTGCGGCTGGAGCTTGTGGTGGAAAAGGATTATTAGCAGCAGCTTGCATGCCACCTTGTGGCGCATTGTTCTGTGCTTCAATCTTTTGCATCTTGTAGCCACGAACAGATGTAAACCAGTCTGTTGTGCCATCCTTCTTTGTTCCTTGATATGATTCAACGTCAAAGAATACTTCAGCAATATCCCCGACATTAAAACCATCCGGTACATGTACATTCTTACCACTGAATTCAAAGATGATGCGCTTTTCGTAGCCACGTTCACCTGTCAAACCATCGAAACGTGTTGCATCTAACATCAAACGTCTTTTTTCAAATGGTTCTTTACCTTGTCTCTGAATAGATTGGATGCCTTCGATAGCAACAATCTTACCTTTATAACTATTAGCCATAACTTAAAATATTTAATAAAACAATAAATTATCTAACTCTGTTCAAGGTCAAACTAGGCTTTACCTTAGTTACCTTTTTATACTTTTTCAATAGATGGTTGTAAGCTTCTTCGTCATCCGCATCAAAAGCCTTCGTGTCTAACGTAACCCTCTCAGAAGCAGACTTCAAGGAATAAGTGTAAATTGAAGTTTTATAAGATGTGAGGTTGTCATTTGACATACCATCAAAGATAGCTGCCTTCAACTCCTTTTCCTGTTCTTGCAATTTAGCAATGCGCTCTTGAACGTCCATGAGTGCGATTTCGTTATCTATAATGTAATAAGGTGTTTTTGTATCATCATTATACAAACGACCTTCTTTCTCGCATCGGAACAATTCTTTAACATCACTCGCAGGTCTTGGCTTGCCTAATGGGATGAGTTTGCAGATTGTTCCACGCTTCTCGTCATCACGCAACCACATACAACATATACGTGTAACCTTCAGATGAGGATTCAATGTTTCGAAACCGAACTTATACATCGAGTTCTGCCAACGCACATACTCCTTATTAACGGAATAAGTACCCTTAATATCCCAAATCTCAACCTCATCGTCCGGTGCATCATCCTTGTGCATCACCAAGTCGATTGCACTTGCATGGTCTTCTCCGATTCGAAGGACATATTCGCTACCTATAATCTCATATCCATTCTTCTTGATATAAGCGACAAAATCCTTGACACTCTCTGAGGCTGGCTCAATACCCAATGAAGCAAACAACTCTACCTGCTCATGGATAATAGTGCCTTTTTCGGCAGCTTTCTTCAATACCTCTTCGCTTACGTTAGAGTACATATTGGGAAATACATACTGATGAAGCATACCTGTAATGCCACTTAATTCACGACCATCATAAAAGTATTGATGTGTGGAGTCCTCATAAAGAACTCCACTGTTATTCAATTGTATCATACTAATCTTGATTTAAATTGTGTCAACTTAGCTAAGAACTCTGCATTCTTTTGATATTCGGGATAAGCATCATAAACAGCTTTTAAATCCTTCTTGCTCTGTGCGAGTTCCATCTTTCGTAATGCACATTTGCGTTTAAACTCTTCGGACTTCTGAAGGTCTGGGAATCCGTTCCAAACTCTATCTACGTCCTCCCAAATTTGAGCCTGTTGCAATTGTGGATAAGCATATTGTTTTTGCTCATTAAGATTTTCGTCTTTTTCTTCCTCGCTCTTTGGGGCTGGTTCAGAGTAACCATATACTTCTTTCTGCTCATTCATCCATTCAAGAACTTCTTGTTCTGTCATGCCGCAATACCAACGCACAATGTTATTCTCATCTTGAATAATAAGTTTGGCAATACATCTGTTTGTATAACCTACATATCCAACATGGAAAATTGTCTTCAACTTTCCGCTTTGAGAATATTCGGTTTTTCGGTTGAGGTTGATGAATATCTTTTTGGGAGCAGTATACAATTCTCGACCGATACCTAAACAAGAGCATGCACGCTTGAAAGAATCACTTGCTTGACCTTTAACGGCTTCAGTGTTACTTGGCGTACCAACATCTTGCTTATCTATCCAACCGATGCCTTCTTTATAAACGGAAACCGTACAAAAGAGGTTCTGACCGATAAGCTCATGTTTACGTTTCCAACCATAGATGCCGAACTTCTCATCTAATCGTCTCATGTCACATCTTGCGTCCTTGTAAAGCAACAAGGAACACCAGTCCGGTGACTTCTGATTACCACCTTGACCGACACGGACTTCTATCTCATCCGCATCAAGGAGGCGAAACTCATAATCCTTAATTTCTTCGCTCTGCCCTTCTACAGGCTTCGCTGCCTTATTCTCTGCCATAGTCGTATATTTTAAATAATCATTTTCTTTATCTGACAAGAAACAACAAGTTCATTGATTTCTTTGAGAGAATAATATCTAGGTGAGTTCTTACTATCACCTACATATTCTTTCATTAACCTATTCTTGACCCATTTGTCAATCATCTGCTTTTCGAATCCTTTTGATGCGAGATAGCATTCGGCATCCTTTCTGCGTATCCTGTCGGAACGCAACCCCATTTCAAATTGGGCATCCATCCGTCCCGCTTGAAATGCGACTGATACGAATTGCTTAATCTCGCTTAATGACATATTCTTTCTACAGTTTTTATGGTGTGTCTCACCTTTTTATGTAATATTACAAAAAATATATTAAATTTCTTGCAAGTTACGATATATTTATGTATATTTGCAACATATTTAATGTTTTTGAGTGCAAAGATAAGAAAAGTATTGCAAACATGCAAATAAAATAGTGCTTAAATATACTATATTAACCTTTATTATCTTTAAGCTCTAAATGTTTACATAAATTAAGTTACACATGCGCTTACTGCGTATTAAATTTTAGGTTATGAATAGTGCATACGAAAGACTGAAGGCTGTAATCATTGCTTTGGGTTACACTTCAAATGAAAAATTCGAGGATACCGTTGGCTTAGGACATGGCTTCGTCAGCCGTATAACTAATCGTGTATCTTCCAAAAGCTTGCAAGCTATAACGAGAAAATTTCCGCAGGTAAATCCAAGTTATATTAGGACGGGAATGGGGGAAATGTTCATCTCTTCACCTATAAAGGTAAGCGAAAACGAAAACGCAAAGACTAGACTGCGTGAGTATCTTAAATATAAAGGAATTACCAAACGAGAATTTTGCGACAAAGCTGACGTGGCCTCTAACTTTCCTATCATAGGGAAGAATGGTGTATTCACGGCAAGAGTATCTTATAGAGTGAATTCTAAATTCCCAGATCTTAATATGGATTGGCTAGCTAATGGAGCTGGAGAAATGTTGCAGCCGGAGGCTAATATTGAGAAATTCAACAACTACAAAAGCAGAATAGCGCCATTCTGTACAGAGATGGGAATTAGTACTACATTCTTCTTGCGGAAATGTAAGAGCTATACCAGTGCAATTAGCAGATTGCCGGATATGCCTAGCGAGACTTTCTTGAAGAATATCTCTTTGGCTTACCCTCAGCTAAATCTGAATTGGCTTAAGACCGGAGAAGGAAAGATGTTTAACGATGACATCAAATCGAATATCAATTCAAGCGTCAGCTTTGTTCCTCTTGTTCCACAGATGGCTTATGCTGGTTATCTCAGCGGATATGCAGATGATGTATATATATCATCGCTCCCAACAATCCCTATTGTAAAGGAAGATAAAGAAAAGTACGTAGCATTCGAGGTAAGCGGTGATTCTATGGATGATGGCTCGTCTAGAGCTTATCAGAATGGAGACATCGTTATATGTAAAGTCTGCCCTGACTACATGGTAAAGAGCAATGGACTTCATATAGACGGAAAGGAATATATCATAGTTCATAAAGAAGGTATTCTGTTGAAGCGAATCATTGACTTGGATATGAATAATGGAAAGCTTATATTGCGTTCCTTTAATCCTACTTATCGTGATTTAGAGTTGGATTTAGCAGATGTGAAGCAGCTCTTAGTTGTGGAATATCAGCAGAAAAGGAAATGATAATGTAAAGTATATTTGTATGTTCTGTGGAGTAGGCTTGCATAAAATGTCGCAAAATTGCCGCAAAATGATTATTCGCCTATAGCGTAAGTTGCTATTGTTTAGGCATTTTATTGGTGTTCCGTATAACAGCCTTCTAAGCTGTGGGTCTTGGGTTCGAACCCCAACGGAATCACTATAATAGGCAAAATGAAACTTATTTGTACAAAAATAGCGTGAGAGAACAATAGTAGTAAGTTACTTATTCATAGGTACTTATCTCTGTTGTTCTTTTTTGTTTTTAAATATATTTTATCACTTATTCCTCTTTTATATACTCTTTTTGTAAATGGCTATTAATCAATATGTTATGAATTTGACGTATTGAGAAATCATCCATGTGTGTTACAAATGTGTTATCAAAAAGCGCTAATGTGTTACCAGAATAGAGAAGTTGAAATCCTTAATGACCTTAATGACCATGACCTTAATGACCGGAAAATGGCCCTAAACATTCATTTGTTTTTCTGATGAAATTCCTTCCTTATCTTAGCCATTGCTTCCGTAGCTATGTCATGGGTTTCTATCAGCAATGGGCTCTTGTGGTATTGCACGATTTTGACTCCGACTGAGTTGTGCCTTTTCTTTACCTCGATGCATTGAATGATCAAGTCCGGATTGGCTGATTTAGCCGTTGGAGTCTTGTCAAAGTTCTGAATATAGGCAGCGTTGGTCAGGAAGAAAATGTCGGAACCTTCCGGTATTTCCTGCATTACTTTCACCATGAGGGTTAGCATCATGCGGAATTCCGTGGTGTGTAGGTCGCTGATTACATTACGGCTGATGATATTGCCGTTATGCTCAATCACAACGGCTGCACCACCAGCTCGCTCTTTATGGCCATAATCACATGAGCCACCTATCCAAACGTAATATGTAGATGTATCTTGTGTCATAATTATTTTATCTTCAATGTCCGCAGATATACCTTCTGTTCGGGCGTGATTCTGTAGCTCTCGATGGCCTTTTGGATGGTCTTGTTGTGCGTCCAGGGAGCAAGGCGGTGTTGCTCGATGTAGGGAATCGCCTGGTCCCATTGCTTGGCAAGGGCGGTGGCGAAGAACCAGGCTACCATCATTCTTACGTAATACTCTTCGCTCCTTACTGATGCAGGAATTTCAAGATATTCTGCCTTGAAGTCTTTATCCAGGTAATGAGACATAAGTGTCTCTATTCCAAAACGACAAGTATAAACATGTGACGATTTACTCCAAGTCTTGATCTTCGCCAATAGTTCCTTCTTGTGTTTGGCAAATACCTTCGGAGACATGATGTCGCACACTGCCCAGTTGTCCACGAAAGGCAGGAAGCTGTCAGTAAGACGAATGCATTCATCGTAGTCCTTCACCTCGGAAATGAGGAGACCGTGAAGCATATTCTCATCGTAGTATTCGTGAGGAAGCAGATGAAGGAATTCCTCGCATTCTACCTTCTTTGTAAACTCTTTTGCAAACTTGCGAAGCACAGGCACACGAATGCCTATGAAACTTTCCATAGGCACTCCCGGTGTCAGTTTAGCTTGGA